TGAGTTAAAATACTTGTCAAGAGATTGAAAGTATCTTGTGTGATTTTCTTTATCTCTTGGTATTTTTACTAAAACTTTCAGGCCGTTGCCTGACGGAGATATGAAAACAGAAAAAACATATTTATTTTTAGTAAGCATGTCTTTGTCTTTGAGCATGTCTTTTACTTTATTATATCCATCAAAGTCCAAACAAATCAATCCGCTATGCTCCAACAAACTAGCATCTTGTCTTTTTGTAAATGTCCCAGAAAAGCAAACAGCTGGTAGTAATTTTTTTATTTCATTCCTTTTACTCTTATCTTTTTCTTGCCTTATTCTCTTGACTAAATCTTTTGATGAGCCGTCCTTTATTCTTTCTAATATGGTAAAGCAATCTCGGTGAAAAGGAGTTGTAGTTTCTTTAATGTTCTGGAATATGGTTATAGTGTGTGTCATAATATGTTGATTGTATGTCGATTATATGTCGGTTTGTTTTCTATAAGTTGTTGATTATCAGTTGTTATGTCGATTATGTCGTTTATTATCACGTTTTGAAAAAGAAAGTAATAAATATAATATAAAAATTCATTAGTCCTATATAATTATCAAAAAATTGTCATATCGACATAGACAAAACATAAAAAAAGAGCCATAAAAGACTCTCTTTTTACATTTATTACAGGATTAAAAAGGTAGTGTATCATCTTTTACAGGTTCCGCAGCTACAACAGGTTCTTCTTTTTCTTCAGCTGGTTTTTCATACGGCTCACTTAAAGACAAACCAAAATATTTTTCTTTTTTTCCTTCTTCATTTGTCCTTTCATTAATCCAACCTGCTAATTCCATCTGCTTGCCATCTGGCATCGCTAATGTGCCTTTGTAATCTGGCTCTTTACTTCCCTCTTTTTTATACTTGTTTTTAAATAAATTCCCTTTGTTCGGGTTGTGCTTGAATTCTGACATTTTTTTTAATTTTAATAGTTCGTTCCAAATGATTCATAGTCTCAAAAATTAAATCTTCTTTTTCGACTTTACTATTAACGGACATTGGAACTCTTATCCACATAATAGTTTTCGGTGGCGTTCTTTGAGGTAATCTACTCCTCAAATACCGCATAAACTTTACAATTTTTTGTTTCACAAATTAATTTTTTAGTTGTTTTTTTTATTTGTTTCGTATCTTGTTTTTGATACTTAGGGTTTCTGGAGTTTAATTTTCTTTTCTTCATTTACAATTCTTCTGTTACATAATATTGTTCAACTTCTTCATACTTAGTTTCTGGGTTATAATATTTATTATAAACATCAACAGCCCGTGCTACTTTGTCTTCTCCGCTTTCTAAAAAACTAGCAGAACAAGTAAACTTACCTAAGCATTTTGTTTCTTTGTCTATAACAAAAAAGATTAACGGCTTGCCAAACAATTCTTGATATATATACGCTTGTGAATCGTAATTGTAGGCACGTGCAGACCATTTGAAACGAGAAATATCTGACGTGCTTTTTATGTCAATAACAAATTCATCTGTTACAATATCTGCCTTACCTTTCCACATTGTATTGTAAATCTTTTTTACAGCTGGCTGTTCAAACTCGTTACCAGTTCGATATATAGGCATAGCAAAATCAAAATTACTGAGCATAGTTTCTTTCAGCTGCACAGCTAATTCCATTTCTTTTTTTAGCAACATAACTTCTTCTTTGTTTGCATACAAAGTTTCCTTGTAAAGTTTTGTTGACCTACTGCTTGCATCAACAAATTCCCAATCTTTTGTTTTTTCTGGCTCTAAAATCAATTGATGAAAATATCTGCCAAACAAAAAGTTTTTATTATCGGGTCTTTCTTTTTGAAAGTCTTGTGGGTTATTTAATAAGCTGCTAATATCCGAATTAGATAGATATTTTCTACCATACTTTCCGTAATAGTCCTTATCGTTTTTTAGTTTTTGTAGTGCTTGTTCCATCTTTGATTGCTTTTTGTATTGTTTGTTCAACTTTTTCTGTAATATTATATTTGTTTTCCTTCAAGAACTTAATAATATACTCCATGTTTTTGTCCTCTTTTGACAGTGTAGATACCCATTTTAGGAAGGCGGGTATATCTACATCTTGTACTTTGACAGTAACTTTTTTGTCGTTTAATTTATAGTTAGCAGTTTCTTCATAGCTGGCTACTCCGCTATCTATTCCAATACCAAAACAACCTAACGCTCTACCCCAGGCACTTGTCTCTGCGTTCTCTACATAGCTGCCTTTATTAATAAAGTTAGATGCTGCCTCCTCAAAAGCGAGACCCGTTGCTACGGTAAAGCCAGATTCTTTTTCTATGATAGATGCTTGAACTAATATTGTTGTACTTGTTTTTTCTAACACCGTTGTAACCAGACCGTACTTGTGTTGGTAGGTTTCTCTGAAATGTTTTAATCGGTCGTGAACCATTACATAGTCCTTACCTTGAATGTTTACTGTTTTTAATTTACTCATTTGTTTGTTTGATTTGATTTAACTTTTTACTTACTTTACTAAACGACTTCATAATTCTTTCTCTCGCTGCTTTGAGATTCATAATATGCTTGGCGTTCTTTCTCGTGTTTACTTCTGTCTTAATCTTTTCTTCAATCATCAAAAGCTTTCTACGATAGTTAGACAAAGATAAGACAAAAACTGCATACCGCCAACCTTTTTGAAAGAAAATATCATACTGGTCTTTGGTAATCTCTTGGTAAAAATCTCCGCCTATTGTTGTGTTATGAATTATGGTGCTTAGTGTAGATTTGTTTTGTTCTATTCTAATACCACACAACAACCTCGCTTCAAATTCGTCTCCGTCTAACACAGCTGAAAACTCATCTGCTTTTGCTTGATTAAATACTTCCTCTAAAGTGTAACACATTCTTGTATTCTATCTGTGATGGTAACATAATCTTGGTCTTGTTCTCTTTTTTGTTTTACCACATCAATACCGTGTAGTATAGAAGAATGACTAACTCGGTATCCGTTTTTTTTAAGATAGTCTTGAATGTAATTGAGTCTGATTTGTCTTGACATACAACCAAAATAAAGTATATGTCTAGCATCTACCACCTTTCTCTCTTTGGTTTTGGTGAATAGCTTTTCTTTTGTAATATCATACAAAGAGCATACGTTCTCTGCTAGTTGATTAAATATAGGTTCTTTCATTTGAATTTTTTTTAATTAATTTCTCCCACTTCTTTTGCTCCTCGAGAGTTTTTTTTAGTTCGTTTGCGTGGAGGTTTAAGTTGTATAAAATATCATGTATTGTTTTAACTTTCCTCGGTTTGTTTGTGTTTTTCATTTTGTTTGTTTGTTAAGTATACTTTGTCTGTTGCTCTGTTATAGCTAATGTTTGGATAGTTGCCGCTTTCAACATTCCATTTAGTTATTACTTGACCTTCTAAGTCAATCACGGTATATCCTTGTCTTGCTAATAGTCTTATTGCTTTGTGAATTTTTTCGACTTCAAGTCTATAACTGTCGAAAATCTCATTATTAATTGGATTAGTATTGTTTGCCATTTTAAAAAATTTAAGTTATTGTTCGTCTCAAAAACAAAGGGGTGCTTTGTCAAACCGCTACCCCCTTTGAATTATGAAAACACTCGGTGTAAATATATGAAATGTTTATTTCTTGTGCAAATTATTTCAGTTTTTTTTGCAACCTTTCTATTTCAAAAGTTAGATGGGCTATCGCTTTTTGTAAACATTCTATTTCACTATCGTGCTTGTACTTTGCACGTAAACAGTAAGTTACAGCGTTTCCCACGTGGTACGTACAATGAAAATCATCGACCACGTACCTGGCCTGGTATTTCCCCTGGCGTTCTGTATCGCCTATGTAGTAATGAGGAACTCTATTGTCTTCGGGTATTGTAGTTGAAATGTTTCTATCTTTTTCCCAGTAGTATTTGCTATGCTCCATACTAAAAGTTTAGCAGCATATCCTGACCCATATCTTCAAATATTTTTTTCTCTAAATTTTTTAAGTCTAGACTAACTTCTAATTCTTTATGATAATTTAGAGCATAATGTTTTTCAGGCAGCAGCTGTATAATAAATCCACCCGCATACCTAAGTACTTCAGTTGCGTTAGGCAGCAGCTTAAATCCTAAATCCACGACACTTAAATCGTGTTGGCGGAACATACCTTTGTATGTATCCATAGTCATAAGCTGACCAGTTGCCCTGAAAGTTGTCAGGGTAATTTTGTCTTTGTCTAGTGCTTGTTGTAGTTTTTGTATAACTTTTTTACGTGGAGTCTTATGCGATTTTTCCAGTAATATTTCTGCGTTAAGTAGTCTGTGTTGTTTTTTCATATAATAAAAGTTTAAAGGTTGTGTAAAGATAGTATAAATTATTGACAAGCTAAAATTTCAGTGCCTTTGAAATACCAATGGCCTCCTACTTTTACTTTGCTGATGGAGGTGATGTTAAATTTTTTTCTACGCTCCTCCCTGCTTATGCTGTCTGTTTTATATTTTTTTAATTGACGCTCCAGATATTTTACTCTGCGTTTTAATATCAAGCGTTCGGTTATTATTTCTGCTTTTCTGTTTAGTTCCATATCATTATACAGATTAAAGTTATTATTAGTCCCGCATATGATAAAGCTAAAAACTTCATATTGTCCTCGTATTTTTTATTGTTTCTCATTTGTTTTAAATTTATATTTTGACATATCATTTTTAATTCCTCTTGCAAATTTAGATTTATACCTCCGCTCTTTTTCCATAAGATAAGCAATTTTGAGATTTACTTTTTCTTCCTTACCGCTGTATGGAAAGTAATTATCTAGTTCAATGGTTCGCTCAGAATATTTTTTTGCAAGGAGCTGCCGAACCCTCAACTCTTTGGCCACGTGATGCATTACTTAACTTTGTTTAAGATGCTATTCATTACCTGCATACGTGAGCTGGTCTTTGGGCTGCATTGTTCTGCCATGTGGCAAAAGAAATCATACCATGTTTTGTGTATTGTTTTTCTGTATAGTTTCCATTCTTTATCAATTCTCTCTTTGTTACGCTTGTAGTATTTAAAGTCTTTCGTCATTTGAATCTCTGTTTCTCTTGAAGCTAGCAAATTGCAAAAATGGTGTAAGTCTATTCTAGTGTACATAGTTAATTTGATTGGTTAATAATAGACAAAGGTACAACAATATTTAGACATAGCCAAATTTCATTGTACCTTTTTCAGATTGGTCGTAAGCGACTAATCGTTGTCTGCTCGTGCTTGCTCTAACGCTTTACTATAAAAAACGCTTTCGTGATTGTCTAAGAATTCCCAATAGAAATCTGTAATCTCTACGTTGTTGAGTTCTACTTTTTTTATTGTGAGTTCTTCTTCGGGTGGTTGTAATCTGTCGTGAGACATATCATTGTAATAGTATTCATAATCCATTACCAAGGTGTAACCTTCGCCTTCCACTATGCAGACTCCATTTTTATCTTTACGTGCCATACTGTTTTTTTTGGTTTATAATCTAGTTTAAATTGTTCTAACTTTACGTTGAGTTTCTTCCCCCAGTAATTGTTAGGGTCTACTTTAAAGTGTACCCACTTGCTATTAAAGTTTGAGGAATATACTTGCGTAAATGACTTGACTGCCTCATCAGTCCATACAAAATCTGTTTTCATAATTGTTTGTTTTAATTAATAAAATATCCACATCACAATGTAGAAGATAAACCCTAACATCAGTAAGAATATAAAGTCTATCGCTGCTTGCGTGTAGTCCATTTGGTTGTTTTCAAGTTCTTCGACTTGCTGTTTAATTCGTTGAACAGTATTAAGAGTTGCCTCTTTGTTGTCCTCTGAATCGTGGCCGAATTTTATATCTTCTTCCAGCCATTCAAATAAATTTTTAAGTTTCGGTTTCATAGTTTTAAATTTAAAGTTCAATGTAAACAAAGCAGAGGTTAGCTAGTAACCTCTTGCTCTGAATACATTTCATTACACACACTGCAATGATAATTTTTGTTGCTGATTTCAGTTGGGTCAAACGTAACTTCTTCCAAGCATATCTGACAATACTTTGTGTTATCATCTTCCTTATCGTGTATTAACGATAGTGATGAGAACAATGATTGCTGTTGATGATACCTAGTGTTCGGCTCGTACGTGTACCTCTGATAATTTGGTTTAGAATATTTTGGCATTCTAAACACTGACTTCTGTATCGGAAAACTTTTGTGTGATTTCATTTTCTTTAACTGGTCATAAGTTGTGTCTCTGTTTATAAAATAAACCCAAGCACTGATTATCGTACCGCTGTTAAGCTTGATAGGTAAACGCCTACGCTTGTAAAAAGTTGGGTGTCCCTCTAGCATATCAATATCATCAAAAGCTTGTTGAGATACTTTGTATACTTCGACTTCAACGTGGTGTGAATCTGCTGCTAATGGATTGTCCAACAAGTAAGGTAACCCATTAATTACTAATGGGTATTTATCTCTTGTTGTACCTTTGCCCACAAATCTTTGTCCATACAAATATCTGTGATTGCCTCCACCTTTTTTGAGCGTACCATAAACTGCTACGACATTCTCTTGCAGCACATTAGGTTTGGAAAACCAAACGCCTTTGTGTTTAGTCCACAATTGTTTGTTGTAGATTTCGTATTGTCTGTTACGCTTGTTGTAAGTTAAGAATCTAGAATCGTGTTGACCTAGCACTGCACTTCATTGCGGCCTAGCAATAGCACCAAGCTGATTAGCAAGCTGCTTGCTGTCGCACATATCGGTAGTTCCATATCCAGCAATAGTTCCATTGTGCATTAGCAATTCATTAGTATTGCTGCCGCATACAAATGGGTGTGTGTTGGCTCTGTTGATTTTACCTTTGGTTGCATATCTGAAATGAGCGATATATGGTCTGTCGTTGTCAAGCACTTTCCATTCTTTCGATTGATAGTATTTGACTTCATTGGTATCCAGAAAAATTACGCCTAGCCCGTGTGGGTTTATGCGTGATGAATTTTTAAGTATCTCTGGCGATACTCTTTTGTCTTTCGACTTTACAATAATTATACACATAGTTTATTTGTTTGTGAGGTTTGGACTTCTTGTATTTGTCCTCTGACCTCTGATTAATTTAGACAAAGATACGAAAACATTTAGACATTACCAAATTTATTTTATACGAATTTTTATTTCGCATACTTCATTTGCAGGGTGAGCAGGGTTCGCAGGGTGAGCGGTTCGGCCAAAAAAAAAGACCGCATAAAGCGGCCTCTCTTTTGGTCGTGTACGACTAATTAGCTTAACTCGTAATTTCCAAGCTGTTCGGCCATTACTATTGTTGCCTTTTCAACTCTTATTCTGTCGCTACATTTGTAAAGCATTTCCAGTTCGCCTCGATTAAATATCTTGCTCCCGAATCGGTAGTGATAGTCTCTTAAATCTCTCGCACATACCCACCTAATTGCTGAATCGAATCTAATTATATTATACTTTCTAATCATTCGCACCACAAAATCGTGGTCTCTCTTGTCCGATTGTTGTCTCTTGTGCATTAGCGTGTTTGCTTTTGTTTGTGCTGCAACAATTAGCGGCAAAACATCTTCAACTAAATGTACTCTGCTCCAGTTCAACTCCAGCCATCTTTGATTGCTGGTTTTTAAACTAACATGCTGAGTGATTTGAAATAAATCTTGCAAAGGTTTAAATTGCCTGGCGTTTAATCTAAAAGTTTGGCTCCCCCAGGTATTGCAAGCTATTGGAAACGAAAGTCCTTTGGCTTCCCACCTTGCAAAATACTCGCTGCTACTCCTTTGGCTGTCTGATAAAGTCTTGACAAATTTACATCTGTAATGTTCTAATTTGTGTGGTGTTACTTGTTGAAAGAAATATGACTCTAAGACATATTTTAGGTTAGTGCGTTGAGCTTTTGTGAGCTTAACTTTTGCGTTCATATAACGTGTGTGTGTGTTCATAATATTTGTTTTAAATTATTAAATCTGTTTCTGCCTTTTGGCTTCATCAGTACCAGTACACACTGGTAAACAGGAGCAGTTTATACAGATGCCCAGCTGTGCGAATCATCTTCTGCTAGCGAATCTTATCTGACCATTTATTAGCTGTCTATAAGCTGTGCGGGTCGTAATCTTTTTCAAATAAGTTCTGTCCCCCGAAGATAATCTGTCTAGATATTCTCTGTGCAAGTGTCTAACATAAATGAAACTAGCAACCTTTTCGTTTATCTTGTTAGTGCATAACATCTTGACAAACGCTCTTGACAACTGGATTAAGTCATCAACTTTCGCTGCATTATTGTTATACATTGCTAGTAAAATTGGTCTAGCTTTTTTGATAAACTTAGCATAAGTCCCTCTATCGTTGACCGCAAAATCAACCAGTAAATGCATTAACTTGTATCTGTTAATCATTTGCTTAACACTGGTAAATCTACTCCATAAGCGAAACTCCAGTAATTTGCCGCCTGGCTTTTCAAAAATTGGCTGGTATTTCGTGTGTCCCGCTCCAATTCTATCATCTCTGCTCTCATCATTCGTTCTCGCTGTGATATTCTCGCAGCAATACTGGTTAGCTAGTCGCTTGCGGTTAAGTGCATATAAGATAGCGTAATAAGGTCTCATAAGTCTGTTTAACTCGCTTGCTGAGTGGTTTCGGCTAGCGATAGTAATATGGCCACCGCATAGATAAGACCCTCTAGAATTCATCTCATCAGACTGGCTGTAAGCTTCATCAATTAAGGTCTCCGCTTCATACATCAAATTAAACATTTTGTTTCGCCATAAGCTTTGAGGAAGGAGCGGCAATACATTTGTAATTGCTTCAAGACCGCAGCTGCCGTCTCGCTCAATACCTTTCATTAACTGGCAAAAATGTTGCAACTGGCTGCCGCTTAGTACCTCTCTAGATATTCTCGATTTTTCAACTTCCATACCGATAGTAAAATTAGAGTGGTAAACATATTGGCCGCTCTCTGCTGTTCTAGTTATGTTGCCCGCTCTCTGTCTCGCATTCATACCTCTTAAATCAATTTCAAAAGGTGTAAAGGCGTAGTTTTCAGGGTTAGGGCTACACTGATAACTCTGTACAACTGTCCTGGAACGTTCGCTCCCATTTCTGTTGAGGGCTAAATTGCTTAGGTTATTATACTTTTTTCCGATTAAATTTTTCATTGTGTGTGTGTTTTAATTAGTAATTTATTCAACAATTCCAACTGATATTCCAGTGTCAATATCAACAAAAGTTTCGCTCGCAATTGGGCTGTTTTCATTGTCAATATCCTCGTGGTTGTTAACAATTGCAGCTGATAAAAAGTCAATAGCTTGCTGAATTTCCTCAACGCTGTTTTGAGTGGTAATCTCTCTGTTCTCATTTATGCGAATAGCAATATTACGCTGTGCATTTTGCTCCACTTCTGTAATTTTAAACGCCATTGTGAAAATTGTTGGTATCGTAGCTGATACATTTTCCTGGTTATCTGTTACTAAACCTTTCACATATTTGTTGAAATTGTCAATTGAACGAACGACATTTTTGCCATTTTCTTCTTCTTCATTACACTTATCCAGGAAATTTTGAAAATGTTCGCTGTTCGCTTGAGTGCTTTTGTAAGCTTTGGCCATTCTGTTCATTTGGCTTTGCTTAACGTTAAAAAACTTCATTGCCATTTCATCAATGCTCCAGATTAATAAATCATTGCTTTCAAACATTCTTTTTGTAGTCGGCTTTTTTAACCATTTTTTACATTCAATAGCTAGTTTGCCTTGCTTGATTTTAGCTTTCAATTTGGTTTCATAACTGGTGTTAATTTGCTCATTCAACAAGTCTAGTTCGTTAAACGTGCTTTGAAAAGTGCTGCAATTTTCTAGCATACTTCTTTCCATTTCTAATAAATTTCTCATTTGTTTTGTTTTTTTATGAGATTTTGCGGGCAATATTACCCTTGAATTTACTCCTAATATTGTCGGCTGCAAACCTGGAAAAACTCCAGTTTGTCAAGCTTTTGTCTATTGTTCGTGCATTCATAGTGTAATAATAAACTAATTCTATCATATATGCAAATGTTTTTACCAGTATTTTTTTGGCTTGAATTGGTCGTATACGACTAATTCGTTTTATATCTGTTGTTCAGAGTGTTACAAAAATTTTCCTGGAGCGTGTTCAATTAGTTTTATTTGGGGTGTTTTTAGGCGGTTATTAGGCGGCCTTTAATCTCTGTTTAAGAGCATTAAAGTTTTAATATTTACCCCGATATTAAAATTATAAAGTAATTCCCCCTAAATCGCTTATTTTGTTTTGTTATTAGCGTAAAATGACATCGACAAATGACTATAAAATAAAATGCTAGTAACCTGGAAAGCGTATTTGCAAAAAGCTAAAAAAATTTGACCAAAACGAAAAAAAATTGACCCCCACCTGGCAAAAAAATTGTTAGTTTCTGTGAGCGGCACACAGCGTATATCGGTATGGAGCCTTCCCCCTCTAATTATCTCATATAAATTTTGTATCTTTACAAAAAAAAATCATGGAAGGATTAACAATTAAAAATGGTAGGCTAATAAACATGCGTCCTCAGTCTGTGATGGGTATTGAAATGGCCGCTATGTACAGAAAGCAAATGAAGAAACAATATAAGATAGACTGTATTGCAGATGGAATTGAAAGAGCGAAGATGAGAATGGACGGAGACAAAGATATATACGAAATGTAAACGATTAGTTTGTTTGTTTGTTTGTTGAGAGAGGAGGATAGCATACTGTTATCCTCTTTTTTTATGTCGAGTTATAAACATCTATGTTGTTTTTATGTCAATAATATGTCGATAATAAAAATGTAAGTAATTGATTTTAAATACTTATGTCGATTATGTCGATTTCAAAACGAATCTGTATTCAAAAACTTTTTTAATAGTACGTATATAAATATATATATATGTATGAGCTGGTAAAACCTACATACTTTATTAATTATAAGTTTGTATATTTGCTATAAATTAAATTGAATTTACTATGAACCCACAAGCAGGAGGCTACACGCCTAAAGACCTGAGATTTGGAGACTCAGGCAGAACATCACTAATCAAAGGAATCACACAAATCGCTAACGCTGTAAAATCTACACTAGGCCCAAGAGGTCATACTGTGTTGATAGAATCTCCAAGCCAATCACAAGGCATGACAGTTACCAAAGATGGAGTTACTGTTGCTCGTTCTGTAAACTTACTACACCCCGTAGAAAATTTAGCAGTCACTATGATGAAGCAAGCAGCAAACAATACTGCAACCTCAGCTGGAGATGGAACTACAACTGCGATTGTTTTGACAGAGGCATTAGTAAAAGCTGGTGATGAGTTAATGAAACAGAATGTTAATCGAACAGAAATACTACGTGCAATAAACACAGAGCTTGACAACATTGTGAAAGAACTGAAAAAGCATTCACAAAAAATTACAAAGCGTAGATTGAAAGACGTTGCTGTTATATCTGCAAACGGAGATAAAGATATAGGAACTATTATATCAGACACGTACAATCAAGTTGGTAAGAATGGAATCGTTACGGTTGAGCGTTCTCAGACAAGTGATACTTATAGTGAAGTTACTACAGGCATAAAGGTTGAGAAAGGAATGAACTCTCCTTTGTTTATCAACGACCAAAAGAAAGACGAGTGTATTATGGAAGACGTACACATACTTGTGTGTGATAATACAGTTGAAAACATTTTAAATATTGAAGGCATACTGAAACCAATCATTCAACAAAACAAAAGATTACTATTGATTTGTAATGTAAGTGAGAATGTATTGAATACTTTGGCAGCAAACGTTGTAAAGAAAAAATTAAATGTATGTCAAATCTCTCCACCACAATTTGGTTACAAACAACAAGAGCTTATGCAAGATATTGCTGTGTCAGTGAACGCAAAATATTTTTCAGAAAAAACTGGTGATGATTTAAGCCTGATTACTTTTAATGACTTAGGTCATGCTTCCAAGGTGATAGTTGGGAGAGACTCTACAGTCATTATCAAAGACCCCGAAGTTACGGATGCTGTAGTAGAGGAAAGAGTAAAACAACTGTGGGACAGTCATAAGTTGGCGACAAAAAAAGCAGATAAAGATTTTATCTTATCTCGAATAGCATCTTTGACTGGGGGGATTGGTGTGATACATGTCGGTGGTCAAACTGACTTGGAACAAAAAGAATTATATGACAGAGTAGATGATGCGGTATGTGCTGTACGCTCTGCTTTGACAGAAGGTATACTACCTGGTGGTGGAACGGTTCTATATAGTATAGCCAAAGAATATGAAAAGCTTTCAGATACCTGCAAAAAAAATTCTCGAAAAATTGCTTACGCAATTTTAGGTAGAGCCTTGAAGGCTCCACTTGAGCAGATACTTGAGAATGCTGGATTGAATGCAGATGAAATCTATGAAGGTATAATACACCCACGCCACGGGTATGATGTTAAAAATGAAATGTATGGAGACTTGCTTGAACTAGGAGTCATTGACCCATTGAAAGTTACCAAGCACGCATTGATGAATGCAGTGTCAGTTGCAACAACCATACTTAGTACTAACGCTATTATAACAATGGCAAGAACATATGAAGCAAATGCAGCCACTCAATAAGTATATCGCAGTAGATATAATCGATGAAGAAATAACTACAGACTCAGGATTGTTATTATCAGACAAAGACAAGGACGCTCTTAGGTATAGAAAAGCCAAAGTAATCAAGCCAGGGACAGAAGTGCAAAACTTAAAAGCTAATGATATTATATATTATGATAGTCGTAGCGGTTACACTATGCTAATAGACAACAAGCCTTGTACTATTATTTCTGAGAGAGACGTTGTTGTTGTCGTATAGACTTATTCATTTCTTTTATAAAGTTTCTATACACTTTATCTGTGTAGGAAACCTTACGTAAAAACATAGGATTAGTTTTAGAACTAGGTATTTCTTCTCCGTTTAGTTTTTTGTATATACTGTTTATTACACGCTTTGCTTTGTAAGATAATTCATACAACGCTTTTTGTTTACCAGAACGTTTTCTAAATACTACTATCCACTTCTCTTTCAACAACTTATCGAATCTATTTACATTCCAACTTAATAGTTCGTCAAACTCTTGAAACTTATCTTTACTAAAGTAATCTTCGGTGTAGAGAAACAATAACATATCTAGTTCTCCAGTGGTAAGACCATACTGTGATTTTATCCAATAACGGACAACTCTCCAGTATTTTAAATAATCAAATTGCATTTTATTAAATTTGTATCTTTGTAAAAATAATAAAAAGATGGCAGAAGAAAAAGATTACAATTATTTAAACGAGTATAATAAAAAACTTGCAGAAGCTAAAAAAAGAAAGAAGACTACGAAAATGAAAAAAAGAAGAAAGATAGCTGGTCTGCAAGGTCTACAATCTTTTGCCTCAACGTATAAACCTAAAAGAAATAAAAATGCCTACAGTTAGTTATAAGTGCCCAGACACTGGGAAAAAAATGAAAAGAAGCTTTCCTTACAATGCAGTTGGAAAAGCACAAGCAGTTGAATTTGCCAAGACAATGGATGGTCAAATGAGTGGAAACCCTTCTAGAAGAATGACAGAATCAGGTTATTAAATCATGGCAAAAAAGAAAACTAAAAGAAAAGGAAATAAAATTTGTGCAGCAGGTATAGCTTGGGCAAAGAGGACTTTTGATAAGTACCCTTCTGCTTACGCTAATATGGCTGCTAGTAAATATTGTAAAGACCCTAATTACGCAAAGGGTTCAAAAAAATAATTGATATGAATAAAAATGCATTAAAAAAAATTGCTGGTGAGCTAAGAAAAGCTTCTGCAATGCACAAAGGCCAAGCGGCAAGAATAGACAAGATGTTAAAATCAATGACTCCAAAGAAAAAGAAATGAGCAAGTTAAGTAAAGCACAAAGAAAAATTGCTAGAGCTGCATTTCCTTTTGACAGAATAACTGGTGATGACTTCAAGGCTCTCAAGTCAAAGAAGAAGAAAAAGAAAAAGTAATGGGTGAGTTAGCTAAATGGCGTAAACAAAAATGGGTACGCATAGGCACTGATGGAAAAATCAAAGGCCCTTGCGGAACTAGTAAAAATAAAAAGAACCCTGACAGGTGTTTGCCTTTAGCTAAAGCCAGAAGGTTAAGCAAAAAACAATTAGCAGCAACAGCAAAAAAGAAAAAACGTAGCGGTGGTAAAAAACAATTTGTTTCAAACACCAAAGCAGCAAAAGTTAGAAACTCATAAATAAATAAAGTGTGGCAGAAAAAAGTAAAATGTCCTGTAACAAAGTTGTTGCATCCGATAGAGCAGGCAAAAAGAAAATGGTTAAGGCCTGTGAAGGAGGAAAAGAAAAGCTTATTCACTTTGGAGCAAAAGGATATGGACATAATTATTCAGCAGCTGCAAGGAAAAGCTTTCGAGCACGTCACAAATGTGGACAAGCAAAATCAAAACTAACAGCAAGATATTGGGCGTGTAAAAAATTATGGGCAGGAAAAGGTGGCAGCACCAAATCAAGTCCTAAAAATAGACAAGGAAAATATTAGTATCTTTGTCAAATAAATATTAGTGAGTTATGTCAAACTTTATTCAAGAAGTATTTTCAAGGGCAAAGAAAAAGGGTACACTCGGAGATTGCACTGGAAAAAAATTTGGAAGTAAATCTTGTCCAAAAGGTTCTAAGAAATATAACTTCGCTAAGATGATGCGAAAAATTAACAAGAAAAAATAATTAATAATAAAAAATAAATATTATGCCAAGTCACTATAAAAAACAAGGATATAATTCAAGATTAGATGAGTCTATAGGAATGAAGCACAGAGGTGCTCACTCTCAATCAATGAAAGACCGTAGAGATGAAAGTAAAGGTATGGCTAAGAAAATGACTGGTCGTGCTTACAGTGGAGACCATCACATGGATTATCCAGGTAGCGTTCACTCTCACCTCGGCTCATTAATCAGAAAGTAATGGGTAAGTGGTTAGTTAAAGCAGGACTTTGGGTTCAGAACATGTGGAGAAGACTATGTTGTAAATGGAACTGGTTGTTATCTAAGCTTGTTGTGAACGTGAAGGATTGCCCTGTTGCAGAGTGCTTGTGTAAAAAATAAAATTGTGAGGAGAAATCTAACAAGAAGAATGCCGAGCAGAGGGCTAGGAGATTCTATAGAAAAAATAACCAAGGCTACTGGAATAAAATCAGTAGTAGAAAAAGTAAGTAAAGTAACGGGAACTCCATGTGGTTGTGGTGAAAGACGTGATACACTAAACAGATTGTTTCCATATAAAAATAAATAAATATGTATTCAAAAATTCAAGTAAATACAGCAAACGCTCTGGTAGTAATAGCCAGTGATACAGTTCCTATTCCTGACCCTAATTCTTTTTCAGGGCAACAATCATCAACTGGTGAAGGCGATGCATCTACGCAAGATAAATTTTCAGACTCAAATGCAAACTTTAACGGTAATGTTTTTGTTGGTGCGATTATTTACGATTCTACAGACGTAAGAGCATATCGTGTAACAGCTGTTGATAGTAATACAGTTTTATCAGTTACACCAAGTGTTGTTGGAGCATCAGGCTCAGTTAACTATAAAATATATAACAAACCAACTTTAGGTTGTGTACTATGGGTAGGTTCTGATATAGATGTAAAACAAGATATAGCAAATGTTGCAGCTGGAGTTTCAGACCCACGTTTTGTAGACATGGATGTTGTAACTGTAGGAAACAACACTGTTAAGTTTGAAAATGCAAAACTAGGAGAGTATTTACCAGTACAAGTTTTACAACTAAAAGAATCAGGCACTACAGCAGCATGTAGAGATAAATGTATAGCACTATCATAAACTATGGCACAACAGATTGGAGAAGATACCAAAGTTACTTTAGACCTTAAAACTATCGGTATGATAGTAGGCTTTACTATCTCTCTGTGCAGTATGTATTTTGTGCTGCAAGCTGACATAGCTAAAGCTATGGAGTTACCTGCACCCGAAGTTACCAAAACAGAATTTACATATAAAGACCAAATAATTCGTGACGCAATTATGACAACTCAAGAAGATGTCAAAGAAATGAAAGCAACGCTTGAAAAACTTGAAGAACGAATATTTGAATTAACGAAAGAAAGATGAAACTATGGATAACAATTTTATTGTTAATACCAACTCTTGCTTTTTCTCAATCTTATAAAGATGGCTTAGTAGTCATACAATTTTCGGCTGATTTTGTAAAAGCCAATGAAATAGATATAAGCAAACTTGAAGGAGCTGATATGCTCCGTTTGTATTATACACAACATCCTAAAATTTTTCAAAAAGAAAATATTAAGTATTTACCGACTGTGATATTATTTCACAATGGTAAAACTATATTACGTGTAGAAAGTGGTATCTCATTGAAGTTACCAGAAAATACATTAGACCGAGTACAGGAACACATAAACAAAATAATAAAACGTAAATTTTAGATATGAATAGAAAACAAAAAACAGAAAAGTTTGCATTGAATGCTCTTATGGTTATAGTATTATTTTTACTTGCAGCATTTACATTTAGTTTACAAGCACAAGTTGTTACTCAAGATAAATTAGTAAAAACTAAAAAATCTTTTTTATCAAAAGTATATGATGATTTTTTACAGTATGGTACCGCATATGTTGCTGGTAATGTAAACAATCCTTATCAAAAACAATCAATCGATTACGTTGTAAGAACAAACCCTAGCGGTAGTTTATATGATGTGCCTATTGTTCAAGATGCTACAGAGTATCACGAGTTTGATTACAGATATGGTTTTGGTATAAGACGTATTGCAAGGTTCGATTATGAAAATAAAGAAAAGGCTTATTATGATGGTACAGAAAAAAATGTAGCTCTATCTTCTCCTACAGCAGCATTTGATGGATGGGAATATTTATTTCATTGGGAGAAAGAAAGGGAAAGAGGTGAGGTGTTTACAAATCACCGATACTTTCTTAGGCATACGGGTAAATATCATATTGCTAAAATCGAATCAAGAGAAGAAGGTAATGTTGGTTTTAAATACAACTCCGCAGAAGTACGAGCAAGACTTCCGATAGGAAAAAAGTTTAGTATCTCAGCAGGTTTCATTGCACGTTCTCATGACCAAGCTTTTGGTTACAATCCAGTAGAAATATGGCTGAACGAAACAGATGATGACGGGTATGCTATGAACCCTTGGTACACATTAGGCTTTGAATATGGGTATGATGATATTGCATACACACAGCAAGATGAGTTTGGCAATACAGTTTATGATTGGTACTGGATTGATGAGCAAGGAAACATAGTAGCCGATAGTGATTTAGAGTTTCGTGAGACAGTATTTGCGGACTTGATGAACCGATTTAACAGAGAACAATGGGACTTGTTAGACGCATTCGCAGAGGTAGCACCTATTGTCGGAGCAGATTTTTATTTGTACAGACAAAAGTTTTGGCTACACAGCTATGCTAATTACATATTACCATATCACAAATATTTCAAAGGTGATGAATCATTCAGTTATCTTAACAGAAACAACTGGGGGTTAGGCGGATTGAGACAAGATTCTGAATTAGAACAATGGGACGACTATCAGTTCGGTTTGATACTTGGCTGGAACCTCACAAAAAAATTAGGTATTTTTGTAGAAGGAGAATATACAAAGTTTTGGGATACTGAAATTTTTAACTCTACAGTAGGATTAAATATTGAGTTATGAAAATTAGCAGGCATATAACTTATGCTGAAGCTATTCATTCTAACACTGCAAAAAGAAAAGGTATTGATAATACACCTAATCCGCAGCAGTTAGACACAATGAAAGTTACAGCTGAAAAGATTTTTGAACCACTTCGTGAATGGGTAGGCGGGCCTATAAAGGTCAGCTCTTTCTTCAGGTCGCCTGAACTTAACACTGCCATCGGTGGTGTTGCATCTTCTCAACATTGTAAAGGCCAAGCTTTAGACTTGGATGATGTTTATGGTTACAAAACTAATGCAGAAATGTTTATGTACATACGTGAGCATATAGATTTTGACCAATTGATATGGGAATTCGGAACTGATGTTTCTCCGAACTGGATACACGTCAGTTATGTAAATAAAGAAGAAAACAGAAAAAGATGTTTGAAAGCTTACAAAGATGAGCAAGGTAAAACTAAATATAAAGTAATATGAAAGAAATATTAGGTAAATTATTTGGAGGAGCAGCTGGAGAAGTAGGAGACAAGTTGACTGGAATGATTGATAAGTTCGTTCATACCAAAGATGAGAAAGCTGCTTTTGAAAAAGAAATGACAGCAATGTTTATAAATGCTGAAGCTGAAATAGAAAAAAACATTTCAGAAAGATGGAAGTCGGATATGACTAGTGACAGTAAATTATCTAAGTCAGTAAGACCATTGGTTTTAATCTTTTTGATTGTGGCTACAATGATATTAATATTTATTGATTCAGGATTTATTATCTTTGCAGTAGATGATGAGTGGAAAGAACTACTCAAACTATTACTCATGACTACTGTCGCAGCATATTTTGGTGGTCGTAGTTATGAAAAAGGAAAAAAAATAAAATAATTTAAATGGCAAAAATAAGCACATACGCTATATCAACTCCTGTTGTTGATGACGATAAGTGGATAGGTACAGACGCAAGTGCTTTGAAAGAAACAAAAAACTTTACTGCACGTGATGTTGCAATCTATTTAAATAATTTTAACAAAGTAGAATCTGATTCTTTACGATATGTTTTTCAAAACAAATTGCCAACTGATACACGAAAGCCTGGTTCTATATCATTTAATAGTTCTAGAGGAGACAATGTAGCATTCAGTAGCGTAACTACTTTTATGCTAAGTAAGTTTACAAAGGCTCTTGTAGATGTTCAGTCTTTTTACCAAGTTCCTTTGGTTAATTCACAAGTATTAATATCGCAGTGTAAGAACACATCTGTCTTCGGAATATTTACGTGGGACGCTGCTAATCTTGACGGAACTGAACCAGACTTTTGGAATATAGATTTGACTTATGTAGTGGGCAATGGAAGCTTAGAAAACAATCAGGATTATTTTATATCTTTGTTGCAGTATAATGTGTCGGCTTCAGGCGGAGACAAAAACTACACAGAAGTGTTCGGTGCACCTCTTACAACATGGACGGTGAACCATAATTTAGGGAAAAAACCTGCTGTTAGCTGTATAGATACTTCAGGAAATGAAGTTTACGGAATAGTAGATTATATTAATGATAACCAAGTTACAATATCATTTAGTGCAGCCACTGGTGGAACGGTAACTTGTAATTAAAAAAAAGAAAGAAAAATGGCAATAAATTTTTTAAATGCAGTTAGCATAGCGGGCAACTTAGATTTAAACCAGAATCAATTAGTCCAATTTAGAGTTGAAAACTTAACAAGCAATCCAACAGCTACCGCAGGTAGATTATATTATAATTCTACAGATGGTAGTTTAAGATATTATAATGGTGACTCCACAGCATGGATTACACTAGATGGAACAGGAGATGTTGATTCGATAGCAGTAGCAAACGGTGCTGCATCGACAGGTAATGCGTTGAGTGTTAATTCATCAACTGGAAGTGTAACTATAAGTTCTAGAGCATATGATGGTGGTAGTGATGTAGGTCACGTACCAGTTGGAGGTTCTGCAACCACATTCCTTAGAGGTGATGGTTCGTGGGCTACTCCAGGTGGAACATATACATCGTGGACTATTAGTGATGGTTCATCTTCTTCAACAGTAACTGATGGTCAGACTGTAACTATATCAGGTAGTACAGGTATTGATGCTGCTGAATCAAGTAGAACAGTTGCTTTAACATTAGATTTAAACGAGTTAACAACAGTTACAGCTGTTTCTTCTGACTTTGTTTCTATTGTTGATGCGACAGACAATTCTACTAAGAAAGCATTAATTAGTGATATTATTTCTTTAACTGGAGATATTACCGCTGTAAATGCTTCTACCACAAACAACAGAAAAGGTATCGCAGTAGCAAATGCAGCAGGGCCGATTCCAGAAGTTGGATTAAACATTGTTGGTCAAACAAATTTAGGTGCAACGCCTTCTGGTTCTGATGAATTAATTATTTACGATGCAGACACTGCAACAAACAAAGCAATTACTGTAACAAATCTTTTAGCTGCTGCACCACAAGGAGATATAACTGGAGTAACAGGAAGTTCTGGTATCACAGTATCTAGTGGTTCAGGCCCAGTTCCAAATGTATCTGTACTTTATACAGGAGCAGGAAACGTTGTTGATGCAGCAGGTGCTGGTTCTACAATTGAAAGTTCAGATAAAATATTATATGAAGATGGTACAGACACAACTGTTAAGGAAATAGCAATATCAAGTTTAATAGCATTAGCACCACAAGGAGACATTACAGCAGTTGTTGCTGGAACTAAATTAAATGGTGGTGGTACTTCTGGTTCAGTTACATTAAACCATGATACTACATCTAGAAGTAATACAACTTCTACTGATACAGTTGGTTCTGGTGGAACGTTTACAAAAGTTGATTCTATAACAACAGACGCTACTGGACACGTTACCGCAGTAAATACTGAAACCATAACAATGGGTGCCTTTGACAACTATGGCTCATGGACGATTAGCGATGGTTCAAACACATCATCAGTAGGTTCAGGTCAAACAGTGACAATCCAAGGAACTTCAAACGAAGTAGAAGTTTCAGAATCTGGCAGAACTGTTACAGTAGGTTTACCAAACAATGTAACTATTGGTGGAGACTTAACAGTTTCAGGTGGAGACATCACATTATCGGGTACAGGAAGAATTCAAGGTATTGACACAGTAACTGCTTCAACAGATGCTGCTTCTAAAAACTATGTTGACCAGCAATTAGCAGGCTCAGGATTATTAATATTCCAAGGTGGATATAACGCAGCAACTAACACGCCAGACTTAGACAGCAGTCCAAGTTCAAGTATCAAGAAAGGTTGGTCGTATGTTGTTACTGCCGCTGGTTCATTCTTTAGTGAAACTGTTGAAGTTGGAGATTTACTTATCGCACAACAAGATGCACCAACTACTTTGGCAAACTGGGTAACTGTTCAGAACAACATTGGTTTAGCTACAACTACTACACCAGGTATAGCTTCATTCAGTTCAGATAACTTTGCAGTAAGTGCAGCAGGTGTTGTAACAGTTAAAAATAACGGTATTATTTTAGGAACTGAAACTACTGGTAATTATACAGCAACAGTAGCAGCAAGTTCGACTAATAATAGAAAAGGTATTGCAGTTTCAGGTGCTACGGGTGAAGGTCAAGCAGCAGTAGTTGGATTAAATATTACTGGTCAATCAGCTTTAGCTACAGTAGCAGCAGATGATGAATTAATCATCTACGATACATCCAGTACTACAAATGTTAAAGTTCCTGTATCAGCAGTTAGAGATAAAATTGTTAATGATAACTCTTTCTCTGGTACATTCCCTACATCTGATGCGGCATCGTTCACTGTAAGTCATGGCTTGTCAAGTAAAGATATTATTGTGCAAGTTTACAGAATTTCAGATGGAGCAACTATATTTGCACAAGTAGAAAGAACTAGTAACTCTGTCGTAACAGTAACTTGTTCATCTGCTCAAACAGCTGATACATTGCAAGTGCTTTGTACCAAGTGTGTGTAAGTAGGAGAACTTTAATTAAATAACATATGGCTATATCTTTTATTGAAGGCGTATCGATTACGGGTACTATATCAACTTCAGGAAGCATAACAGCAACTAGTAATTCAGCTGTTATACAAACCCCAAGAATTAGTATGGAATCTGATGGTACTTTAGATTGGGGTCAAGCTAGAGACGTTGGTACGTTAACATGGGACACAGGCTATGCTTATTTAAAAGGTCAAGCTAGTAAAGGTGTAAAAATTCAAGTAGACAATAGTACAACTGCCTTAACATTTGAAACTAACGCTAACGCAACTTTTGCAGGTGATGTAACTGTTGGTGGAGGTGATATAACTTTAAGTGGTACTGGTAGAATACAAGGTGTTGATACGGTTTCTTCTGGAACAGATGCGGCAAATAAAACATATGTAGACAACCAAATTTCAGGTGTACCACAAGGGACTGTAACTTCGGTTTCAGGCAGTGCTGGAATTACAATAACAGGAACTGCTACAACCACTCCTACGGTAAAGATTGATTATGATGGAGGTGACAATGCTATTTTAGTAGCTACGACAGCAACTCCTGTTGCAGGAGATACTATTTGGTTTTCGGACGCTAGCGATGATGAAATAAAAAAATCAACTATTTCAAACTTACCATTTGGAAGTGGTGATATGACTTCCTGGAATTTAACAGCAGATAGTGGTGGAACTGCAACTGTTACAAACGGGGAGACTGTAGACATAGCGGGTGGTACTAATATTAGCACAAGTCGTAGTGGTGAAACTATCACTATTACCAACGGTATAACAAACAACAATCAGTTGACAAACGGTGCGGGTTATACCACCAATACTGGTACTGTTACTGGTACTGGTTCAAGTGGCAGAGTAGCTGTGTGGAGTGGAACATCAGCACTTACTTCAGACTCAGGTATCCTATTTAATACAGGAACTAATGCTTTGACGGTAGGCGGTAATATTATCAGTACAAGTGGAGACATTACTGTAGGGGGTGGTGATATTTTTTTAGAAGGAACAATAAAAGCTATTTCTAATTCTTCAACTAATGGCATACTATTAATTGGTGATGTAGATGGTAATGATGAAATAACTCAGATTGAATTAAAAACACAAGCAGCTATCAATATTCGTTTGACTGATGATACAATAGACTTAAACAGTTCTGCGATAAACTCACCTTCTAGTAATACTCAGACTTTTTTTAATGGTCAAAACACTAGAAGACAATTAAAAGTAAATAGTAGTTCATCGGCATATAATGGAGAAACAATAGTTCTTCATAGTGCTTCAACGACAGCAGGTAAAGTTTATGGTAAAAGTAACTTTGCTGCTACTTGGACTGAAGCAGATGCAGATAGTGATATTACAACAAATCTTTTGGCTGTAGCAACTGGTAGTACCAGTGCAAACGGCATGTTAACAAGAGGAGTTTTTTATAAAGCCAGTCATGGCTTTACACTTGGTAGACCTTTATATGTTTCTAACACAGCTGGGGTTTTAACCAATACAGCTCCAAGCGGTGCTGGTGATTATGTTCGTGTTGTTGGTTATGCTATTGATAGTTCAAATATATTCTTTTGTCCAGACAATACATGGGTACAAAACGCTAACTAATTATGCCCACAATAAATGCTTCAAAATACGGTTCTATAACTGCTACTAGTACCACGTCTTGGGCAGGTGTTCGTGATGGCTCCACTGGAATATTTGTAACAAACCAACCAAGCGGTAATCAATTCGCAGCAAAAATAAGTTTTGTATCTGGAGGTAAAGGAAGCGAGTGGGGTCTAATACGTTCGTATTATGCTTTTGACGTTACAAGCTATCAAACAGGTTTTACTATAACAAACTTAAAATTTAACTTTGATTCTAGCAACCTTACTTCTACTAATTTTGGCTATGCAATTATCAAATCAACAGCACAAGGAAATGCTAATTCAAATTTATCGACCAGTAGTTGGGACGATATAGATTTTAGCACATTATATGCTGATGGTTCAGAATCTTATTGGCCTGATAACAACAACGTAAATAATATAACCTTGAATTCAGCTGCTGTCAGTGCTTTTAGTACTGGTTACTTAAAAATTGCTGTAGTTAGCTATGCTGATTATAGTGATGATGAACCTTCTGTTTCTGGACTGAGCGAATCTGCTAGATACAATGCAAGCTATACTCCAAGGATTACTTTCAATGCTACGGCAGCTGGATATGATAATATAGTTACAGGAGTTGAAGGAGCTGATATTGGTACTGTTATAGGAGTCGAGGCGGCTGATATTGGCACTGTCATTGGAGTTGAGTAATACAATAAAAAAATACTTATCTTTGTAACATTATAAATATTTAAATTTAATTAAAATGTCAAAAAAAGAACAAAAACTCAGCACAGAAGAACTTGGTAAATTACAAGTTTTAAACACAAACTTTCAAAACATAAAAATTGAGATAGCAGACTGCGAGGTAAAAAAAGTTAACTTACTTGCACAATTAAAAGTTTACCGAGACGAGTTTGCAGCAATTGAAAAAGAATTAATAAAAACCTACGGAGACAACGCTAAGATAAATCTTCAAACTGGAGAGGTAACACAACCCGAAGAAGAAAACGTAGTTGAGTCTTTAGAAAAAGTAAAATAATATGGCAAAGATTAGTAACTTAAGCTCTTATCCTCAAGTAAACACTTTAGACAAAGATGATTACTTGATAATGACTGATAAAGAAAATGCATTGCAGACTAAAAGCGTTTCAATAGAGCAACTGCAAAATTTTTTCGGAATCAACACTAATACAGCTAAAGCTACTATTTCTTCTGCACAATTACTTACTTCTGCTACAACAAATGTAGATATTATACCCAGCAATCTTTTACTGAGCAATGAAGTTATAGACATAATAAGTATTATGGTTTATATAAAACCTGGCTCAACAGTTTATGACTTTGGTGGTAACTTAAATGTTAAGATTAACGGAGTTTCATTTGGAACTATCAGTGCTGCTCAAGCTAATACAGCTACAGATTTGGTACTAAACATTACTGAATTGCCAGGTGCTATAGCACAAAACAGCCCTTTAGTTTTAGATGGTGGTAGTGCCAATCCAACACAAGGAAACGGAACTATGCAGTTTAATATTTTATATAGAGTGTTGCAGGTAGGTTCTTCATTCTAATGAAATGGATATACGCAAATTGTCAATAGGCCCTGACTACAAGTCAGGAGCCATGCATTATTTAATTGGTCAATATGTATTAAACAATAATTATAAAATACATTTGATAAAGTGGGATGCAAAAACTTCAAATTATTTTATATATATCATACAAGCAAACAAGGTGTTTTTGTGGAAATCATTTTCTGCAACGATGCCTGTATCAGTTGAATATAATATAAATTTTTAATGCAATCCTTATTTGATTTTATTATAACTCCAAAAGATAATCGAAGATATAATAATACAAAAAATATCGAGGACATTGAGATTATTACTAGTACTTCTCAAGAAGACCATAGGTTTTCAAATCGTGAAGGTATAGTAGTTAATGTGCCAAAAGGATATTCAGGAGAAATTAAAATAGGCGATACTTTATTAGTTCATCATAATGTTTTTAAATTTTATTATGACATGAAAGGTCGCCAACGAAGTGGTAGAAGTTTTTTGAAAGACAATACTTTTTTTGTTGATGAAGACCAGTTTTTCTTATACAAACAAAACGGTAAATGGAAACCGCACAGTAAATATTGTTTTGTAAAACCTATAGATACAGAGGAATCTATTATTTATAAAAATACAAAACACGAACCTTTGATAGGTATAATGAAATATGCCAACAAAGAGTTGAATGATTTAGGTGTAGAGAATGGAGATAGAGTTTGTTTCAAACCAGATACTGAATATGAGTTTATTGTAGATGATGAAAAACTTTATAGAATTATGTCACAAAGTATTACAGGCGTATGGAAAAAAAATTAAATTCAAAACAAATTAAATTAAGAATTATTGCAGCAGGAGAAAAAGCTGTGAATGAATTGATAAAAGTTGCAGGAGAAAAAATCATCAAACATGACCCAGAAGATGATTTATCTGCGGACAGATTAAAAAATGCAGCTGCAACAAAAAAATTAGCAGTGTTTGATGCATTTGAAATACTTAACAGAATACAAACAGAAACAGAAAATATGAAGTTAGCTGAAAAAGGAATTTTAAAAACTGATACAAAACAAGGCTTTGCAGAAAGAAACTCAAAATAAATTATATCAAAAGTTATATGACGTAATTCCAAAAAACGTTTTATCAAAGAAAAATAAAAACAAAAGTTGGAAATACGGATATGATGAAAAATATGATATTATTATCATTTCCAAAACAGGACAGATTGGAGATATAATATCAATCAGTGGTTTAGTTATTGCTTTGCCTTTGAGTCCGCAAAATGGTCGCACACGACCAAAAAATACAAAAGAACAATATTGGGTTCGTAAAGAATATCCAAAAGCTTTGGCAAAAGTTTCAAGTATATTTACTTGGAATGATATGCCTACAGCTTTCAAAGAATTATGGGTAGATTACATTGAAGAAGAATTTGAAAGGAGAGAAAAAGGGTATTGGTTTTGGAACAATGGTGTGCATACATATATTACTGGTTCACATTACATGTATCTTCAGTGGACTAAAATTGACATTGGCTACCCTGATTTTCGAGAAGCCAATAGACTTTTTTATATCTATTGGGAAGCTTGCAAAGCAGATAAACGCAGTTTCGGCATTTGTTATTTAAAAATAAGACGTTCAGGTTTTTCTTTTATGGGCTCTGAGGAATGTGCTAACATTGCTACTATATCAAAAGATTCTCGTATTGGAATCTTGTCAAAAACTGGAGCTGATGCAAAAAAAATGTTTACTGATAAAGTAGTTCCTATTACAAACAATTATCCTTTCTTTTTCAAGCCAATTCAAGATGGTATGGATAAACCAAAAACCGAATTAGCTTTTCGTGTCCCTGCTTCAAAGATTACAAAAAAAAATATGCATCTAGAAGATGAGTTTGAAATGGACGGATTAGACACTACTATTGACTGGAAGAATACTGACGACAACTCTTATGATGGAGAAAAGTTATTATTGTTAGTACACGATGAAAGTGGTAAGTGGATAAAGCCTAATGACATTTTGAATAACTGGCGTGTAACAAAAACTTGTTTGAGGTTAGGTAGAAAAATCATAGGCAAATGTATGATGGGCTCTACATCAAATGCACTTAGTAAAGGTGGGAGTAGTTTCAAAAAGCTGTATGAAGATTCAGATATAACAAAACGAAATGCTAATGGTCAAACAAAAAGTGGCCTTTACAGTTTGTTTATACCTATGGAATGGAATATGGAAGGTTTTATTGATAAGTATGGTATGCCTGTACTATCAAACATACAAGAACCTGTCGTTGGTATCGATGATGAAGAAATAAATATTGGTGCAATAGATTATTGGAAAAACGAAGTTGATTCACTCAAGCAAGATTCAAATGCTTTGAATGAATTTTACAGACAATTTCCACGTACTGAATCACATGCGTTCAGGGACGAAAGCAACCAATCCTTATTCAATCTTACTAAAATATATCAACAAATAGATTATAATGATTCTCTATTGATAGACCAGCATATTAGTGTAGGTAATTTTAGATGGAAAAATGGTGTTAAAGATACTGAGGTTGTTTTTAGTCCTGATACAAGAGGTAGGTTTAAATTATCCTGGATACCTGAAAAAAATTTAAGAAACAGGGTTTTAAAAAAGAATGGAATATATTATCCTGGAAATGAACACATTGGTTCGTTTGGTTGTGATAGCTATGATATATCTGGAACTGTTGGAGGTAAAGGGTCAAATGGAGCTTTGCATGGTATGACAAAGTTTAACATGGATAAAGCTCCAAGTAATACATTTTTTTTAGAATATGTTGCTAGACCACAAACTGCTGAAATATTTTTTGAAGAAGTATTGATGGCATGCGTATTTTATGGTATGCCTCTTTTGTGCGAAAACAATAAACCTAGATTACTATATCATTTTAAAAATAGAGGTTACAGAGGTTTTAGTCTTAATAGACCAGACAAAACATACAACAAACTTTCAAAGACAGAAAAAGAATTAGGAGGCATACCTAATTCAAGTGAAGATGTAAAACAATCTCATGCAGCGGCAATAGAGTCGTATATTGAAAAGCATGTTGGTCTTGATTTACAAGGTAACTTTAGAAGTAAAGATGAAATGGGAGATATGATTTTTACCAGGACTTTAGAAGACTGGGCTAAGTTTGATATAAATAATCGAACTAAATTTGACGCATCAATTAGCTCGGGTTTAGCCATTATGGCAAATCAAAAACACTTGTATACACCTGTTAAAAAACAATCAAAAATAAGCATTAACTTTGCAAGATATGCTAATAGTGGAATATATAGTGAATTAGTACAATAAATGAAAGATATAAAAATAGATATATCTAACGTAGGGTTCCCTAGCCAGTATGTGTCAGATGCTGAGAAAGCAACTGAGGAGTATGGTCTGATGATTGGACAAGCCATACAGTACGAGTGGTTTAGAAAAGATTCATCTTCGTGTAGATACTATAGTCGATGGCAAGACTTTAACAGATTGAGGTTGTATGCAAGAGGCGAACAACCAATAGCCAAATATAAAAATGAATTAGCAGTTGACGGAGATTTATCGTATTTAAATCTGGATTGGAGTATTATACCTATAATACCAAAGTTTGTAGATTTAGTCGTTAATGGTATGAACGATAGAATGTTCAAAGTAAACGCATATGCTCAAGATGCATTATCACAATCAAAGCGAAGTGCTTTTCAGGATATGGTAGAAGCACAAATGGTTTCAAAAGAATTGTTGACAAAAATTCAAGAGGGTACAGGTGCTAATCCATTTACAATGTCTCCTGATGATTTACCAAACACCGATGAAGAACTAGCACTCTATATGCAGCTGAATTATAAACCAGCTATTGAGATTGCAGAAGAAGAAGGAATAGATACAATTTTTGCAGAAAATCATTATGATGATATAAGAAGAAGATTAGATTATGATTTAACTGTATTGGGTATGGCATCTGCCAAACACGAGTTCTTACCAGGTGCTGGAGTAGAAATAAAATATGTTGACCCTGCAAACTTGATTCACAGTTACACCGAAGACCCACAATATAAAGATTGTTTTTATTGGGGTGAAATAAAAACTGTTGCTATTACTGAGTTAATGAAAATTGACCAGTCTTTAACCGAAGATGATTTGAAAGAAATATCACAGTACAGCCAAATGTGGTATGATTATTTTAACCTTTCTCAATATTACGAAAACAATGTATTCTATAAAGACACGGTAACTTTACTTTATTTTAATTATAAAACCACTAAGAAGTATGTTTATAAGAAAAAAGTAAATGAAAATGGTGCTACAAAAATTATAGAAAAAGATGATAGTTTCAACCCACCAGAAGAAATGATGGAGGAAAACAACTTCAAAAGAATATCTAAAACTATAGATGTATGGTATGATGGTATTATGGTTATGGGTACTAACATTATGTTAAAATGGGAGTTGATGGAAAATATGGTAAGACCAAAGTCAGCATCGCAAGCTGCATTACCAAATTATGTTACTACTTCTCCTAGAATGTATAAAGGTAGAATCGAATCTTTGACTAGAAGAATGATTCCATTTGCAGATTTAATTCAGCTTACTCATTTAAAACTACAACAAGTTATATCAAGAGTTGTGCCTGATGGTGTCTATATTGACGCAGATGGATTGAATGAGGTTGATTTAGGAACGGGTAACGCTTATAATCCAGAGGATGCTTTGAGATTATATTTTCAAACGGGTAGTGTTGTTGGTAGAAGTTACACTCAAGAAGGAGACTTTAATCAAGGTAAAGTTCCTATTACACAACTTACATCAAATTCTGGAGCAAGTAAAACACAAATGCTTATCACTAATATGAACAACTATATTAATATGATAAGACAAGTAACAGGATTAAGTGAAGCTAAAGATGGTAGTACACCTGACCCGAATGCTCTAGTTGGAATACAAAAACTTGCAGCTCTAAATTCCAATACAGCCACAAGACATATATTAGATGGCTCTTTATATATTTTCAGAACACTAGCGGAGGGTCTTTCTTATCGAATGGCTGATATACTTGAGTATGCTGAGTTTAGAGATGAATTCGCAAATCAAATAGGAAAATATAATGTTAGCATTTTGGAAGAAATGAATGATTTATATATTTATGATTTTGGGATATTTATTGAAGTTACTCCTGATGCTGAAGAAAAAGCACAGCTTGAACAAAACATTCAAATGGCTTTACAAAAAGGAGATATTAATTTAGAGGACGCAATAGATATAAGAGAGATTCATAATTTAAAGCTGGCCAATCAGCTTTTAAAAATGAAGCGTAAAACCAAAGAAGAAAAAGACAGACAGTTTGAATTACAGAAACAACAGCAACAAGGACAGCTTCAAATGCAATCACAGCAAATGGCTGCTCAAACTGCTATGGAAAAAATACAAGCTGAAAGTCAGGCAAAAATGCAGTTGGAACAAGCTAAAGTTGCTTTTGAAATAGAAAGACTTAATGCAGAGGCTCAACTAAAAGGCACATTGATGGAGAAAGAGTTTGGTTACAACCAACAGCTTAGAGACATAAGCGAAAGAGGTTTGAAGCAAAGAGAACTTCAAAGAGAAAACGCAAAAGCCAAAAGAATAAGTCAAGCTAATTCTGAACAATCAAGACTTATAAATCAAAGGAAAAACAATTTACCTCCACAAAGATTTGAGTCTAATGAAGACAGTTTAGATGGTTTTGACTTAGCTGAGTTTGAGCCTAGATAAGCTTAAATAAGCATAAAATTAATTATTAACTTTGTAAAAAATTAAATTAAATGGAATTAAAAGTTAGAGAAGTAACAGGGGAAGAAAAATCTCCTGCTCAAGTAGAAGAAAAACTACTTAAAGAAAACGAAGAAAAACAAACAGTTCAAGAAGCTGTTTCATCTGAACCTGCAAAGGTTGAAGAAAAACCTGTTGTTGAAGAAAAAAAATCTTTAGATGAAAAAGATGTTCTTGAATATTTAAGAAATAGATACGATAAGCCTATTGAATCTTTTGATGATTTGATGGCAAAGCGAGAGGAGAAGGAAGATTTACCTGAAGATGTCGCTGCGTATTTTAAATATAAGAAGGAAACAGGACGTGGAATTCAAGATTATGCAAAGCTGAATCGTGACTTCGATGAAATGAATCCTGATGTGTTGTTGACTGAATATTTTTTAAACAGTGAAGAAGCAGTTGATGAAGAAGATGTAGAAGCATTGATGGATGATTATGCATATGATTCTGAAATTGATGATGAAAAAACAATTAAAAAAAGAAAGTTAGCAAAGAAAAGAAAAATTGTTGAAGCTAAGAAATACTTCAATGACCTGAAAGATAAGTACAAGCAACCTCTTGAGTCAAGTAAGGATGCTTTATCTAGCAAGGAAGCTGAAGAATTGAAACAGTATAGACAATATGTTGATGATGCGAAGACGCAACAGGAACTACAAAAAAGAAAGTATGACTGGTTTGCGAAAAAAACAGATGAGGTGTTTTCCAACGAATTCAAAGGTTTTGAGTTTAAGATAGGTGAAAATAGCGTAATGTATAATCCAGGTGAGACTGAAGAATTAAAAAAATCTCAATCTAATATTATGAACTTTGTTGATAAATATATAGGTGAAGATGGTTTGATGGCAGATGCTCCTGGGTATCATAGAGCGTTATCATTAGCGATGAACCCTGAAAAGTTTGCTCAGTTCTTTTATGAGCAGGGTAAAGCTGAAGCAATAGAAAGTGATGCACGTAAAACTAAAAATATAAATATGAAGTTACGTTCAGCACCAGAAGTTGTACAAAAAGGGGGAACGCAAATTAGAAGTCTTAATAGTGATTCTGGAAACAGACTTACAATTAGGAGTTCACGAATGAGAAAATGATTTATTAAACTTAAAAAAAATTAAAAATTATGCCAGGAAGTATTGAAACAGGTGGCTTGTTAAATTTTCAGTTGCAGCCAAGTGCTCAACAGATTACAACAACCACTAATTATATCAATAACTTCGATTTCTTAAGTACTTATCTACCAGATACGTATGAAAAAGAATTCGAGCGTTATGGTAACAGAACGATTTCATCATTCTTAAGAATGGTGGGAGCAGAAATGCCTTCTAACTCAGATAAAGTAATCTGGGCGGAGCAAGGTAGATTACACGTAAAATATACAGGAGTAACTTCTGGTGCAGCAGCAGCTCAAAACACTGCTACATGGACTGTACCAGCAGCTCAAATAGTACCAGCTACTCAGCCTCAAACAGGTGTAGCAGGTGGTATTGCAATTAGAATTGGACACACAGTTATGATTTCTGATGCAACTCCAGGTTCTACATTTAGCAACAAAGCTGTTGTAACAGCTGTAAACTATGCTAACAGAACTTTTGACGTTGCTTATTACGAAGCAGGTGGTCAAACTATGGGAGCAGGTGTTGCTTGTGATGTATTTATTTATGGTTCAGAATTTAAAAAAGGTCAAGTTGGAATGCCAGAAACTTTAATCTCTGATGACACTATATTCAGTTGTTCACCAATTATCTTAAAAGATACTTACAAAGTGAACGGTTCGGATATGGCTCAAATT